TATTAAATAATACTATAATAAAGGGCCCTTTTTGGGATTATACATTAAAATATGAATTGGATAGTACCTATCTTAATTTTAATGACTTAATTGATGATGATTATTTTAATATGCCCGAGTTTAAGTGGTCTGATTGGTTGCTTGAAAAGTATGTATTCGATGTTAAAATAAATAATCAAGAAGAGAGAGATGCATTTTTTAATGCATTTGACCACAAACCCACTATATTAAGTTATATTCATCATAAATTAGATGACCACCCACTAAAAGAATATGAGTATGAATTTACTCATAAAATACAACCTAAATATCCAATTTATGTGATTACAAAAGGTAGGTGGGAAAAAACTCTAACCATTGATACTTTAGAGGAAATGGATATTGACTTTAATATTTGTGTAGAGCCTTCGGAGTATGATAATTACATATCAAATCCAAAGATAGACAAAAATAAAGTTATTAAATTACCAGAAAATTTTTCTGAAAGAAAACAAGGTGGTATTCCTGTTAGAAATTTTGTTTGGCAACATTCTATTGATAATGGACATAAAAAACATTGGATTATAGATGATAATATTGATGGATTTTTTCGTTGGAATGAAAATACACAGAAAAAAGTAAGTAATGGTGTTGTATTTAAAGTAATGGAAGATTATAGTGATATGTTTAAAAATCTTGGATTGGTCTCATGTCAATATGTATCATTTATTCCAGCAATTGATGCAGGTAGGGGTGCTGTTATTAGAAATACTAGAACTTATTCATGTATTTTAATAAATACCGAATTATTAGATGATAGATTGGAAGAAAGATGGAGAGGTAAATATAATGAAGATACTGANTTAACTCTTAGAGTTCTTTCTACTAATGATTTATGTACTGCAAACTTTAATTCAATATTATCTGGTAAACAAACAACGGGAACTATGAAGGGTGGTAACACCACTACTATTTATGAATTTGGTGAAGATAAAGAAGAAAATAGTAAATTCACAGGTTTACAAAAAAAGTTTGATGAATTAAAAGAAAATTGGGGTAGTATTGTTAAGTTTACAAATAAAAGACACAAAGATGGTAGACCACATCATCATATTTCTTATACTAAGCACTTTAAACAACCTCTTATCTTAAAGGATGGTATTAAACGAGAACCAAAAGTGAACAATTATAATATGAAATTAGTTAAACAAAAATAAAATGGGATTTTTCGAACAAACAAATAATGAACAAGTAGATAATTCTTTGTGGGTTGAGTCTTATAGACCAACTACATTAGAAAATTATGTAGGTAATGACCACCTTAAAGAAAAAGTAAGTGGTTATTTAGAAAATGGTGATATCCCACATTTACTTTTATATGGTAGAGCAGGAACGGGTAAAACTACTCTTGCCAAACTAATTGTAAAATCAGTCGATTGTGATTATATGATAATTAATGCATCTGATGAAAATAATGTAGAAACTGTAAGAAATAAAGTAAAGGGTTTTGCTTCTTCAATGGGATTCAAAAAATATAAAATTGTTATATTAGATGAGTTTGATTATATGTCACAGAATGCACAAGCCATATTAAGAAACTTGATGGAAACATTTTCACAGCATTGTAGATTTATATTAACTTGTAACTATGTAGAAAAAGTAATAGAACCAATTCAGAGTAGATGTCAAACTTTTCAAATCATACCTCCGGCTAAGAAAGATGTTGCAATACAAATTTCAAAAATTTTAGGTAGTGAAAATGTAACATATCAACCAAAAGATTTAGTTCCAATTATTGATGCAGGTTATCCTGATATTCGTAAAATTATCAATACTTGTCAATTAAATTCAATTAAGGGTGAATTAAAAGTAGATACAAAAAACCTTTTAGAGAATGATTATAAAATGAAAGTTTTAGATATTCTAAAATCGTCAGACGATAAGAGAAATAAATATTCTAAAGTAAGACAAGCTATTATCGATAGCAGGTCAAATGATTTTTCCGAACTATTTACTTTACTTTATGAAAAGGTAGATGAATATGCACCTAATAATACTGCTAATGTAATAATCACATTATCAGATGGACAAAACAAACACTTCAATGCAATTGATAAAGAAATACCAACTGCAGCAACATTAATCGAAATATTAAATTTAATTTAAGATGGCAAAAATAGTAGGAATAGGTGGTAACAAACCACAAAAAGCATCAGACCAACCAACACAAGGTAATGGCCCTAAAATTGATTTAGGTAAATCAAATCCTGTAATTTGTTCACATTGTGGATATGATGTATTCATTGATGGTTCTAAATTTAGAAAGATTTCTAAGTTAGTAGCAGGAACTGCTCAAGATGTAGTAGTACCAATTGAAGTTTTACTTTGTGGGAATTGTGGTGAGATATGTGAAGAGTTGCTATCACCACAACTTGCAGTATTAGAAGAATTAGATAGAAAAAAACAAGAAGATAAGGATAATGGCTAAAGGATTATTTGACCATATTAAGCAAATAACAAATGTACAAGACCCAAATTATTGGGATAAACTAGAACCAGAAGACAAGAAAACATTTTCTAATTATATGGTACTTCGTTTTCTCTCAATGAAATATGAGTGGATTGAGACTATTGCAGCAGTACAACCATATCTTCAAGAAGCTCCACCTAAAGCAATGTATCTTGCCCTAATTGATTTACTTCCAAAAGGTAGACACTTTATGAAGTACATGAAACCAAAGGGTGCTGATAAATATGAGGGTTGGTTAGTTGAGTTAGTTGCAAAACACTATGAAACATCAAAGTTACAGGCAGAAGATTATCTAAAAATATTATATTCAACTAGAACTGGTAAAGAAAAGATAAAACAATTATCAGAGGATTATGGTACTGACCCTAAGATAATAAAAAAATTAAAATTGAAAATATAATTGAAGAAAAGTTTGGTAATCCCAAACTTTTTTCGTATATTTGTATAACAAATAAAGATATTTATGGCAAGAGTAAGTTTTTCACAATATTCAACATATTCATCATGTCCTCGTTCTTATAAACTGAGGTACATTGATAGGTTAGGACAATCATCGGCAAACATATATACTATTTTCGGAACTGCCATTCACGAGACAATACAACATTTCCTTTCGGTAATGTATGGGGTTTCTAAGAAACAAGCAATGGAAATAGATACAGACTCTCTATTATTAGAGTGGATGAGAAAGGAATACATCAAAGAGAATGATAAATTAACTGAGGGTACTATTTGTACTCAATTAGAGTTAGAAGAGTTCTATGGTGATGGTAGAAGAATATTAGAGTGGTTTAAGAATAAATTAGAAAAGTTCTATACAAAGAGTGGATTTGAATTAGTAGGAATTGAAATTCCATTAAATGCAAAAATAAAAGAAGGTGTAAGTTTCATAGGCTTTGTCGATGTGGTAATGAGAGATTTATCCGATAACTCGATTATCATTATAGATTTAAAAACATCTACAATGGGTTGGAACAAATACCAAAAGGCAGATAAGTACAAGAATGCACAAATCGTTATATACAAAAAGTATTATTCAGAATTATTCAATATACCTTTAGACAAGATTAAAGTGGAATATCAGATTATGAGAAGAAAACTTTATGAAGATGCTCCATTCCCAATTCCTCGTATTTCAAGACACGTTCCTGCAAATGGAAAACCAACAGTCAATAGAGTGTATGGTGAGTTTATGAATTTTGTAAACGAGGTATTTGATGATGAAGGTAAGTTTAGAGATTTACCATATCCAAAAGTACCAGGTGACCGCAAGAAAAATTGTAAGTTTTGTGAGTTTCTAAGTAGAGGTCTTTGTGATGGTAAGGCTTAACGGAAAATAAATATCTATATACTTATATATATAAATACTAACAATATATACTATGAGTGTAGAAACTAAACTAACAACTGTAAAGATTATAAAAGGTGTTTATTCAAATTTCAAAAGAGTATCATTCGAATCGGATGTAACACTTCAAAAATTGGTAAACAGAACAGTTGAACGATATGTAAGCGATGATGGATTTAGAAAAGAAATGAATGAATATTCAAACCTTCAAATTTCAGGTTCGCAATTTTAAAAGAAAAAGTTATTTTAATAAGTTATGAGTAAAAAAAAGATTCTTCTCCTTTCAGATGATATGAGGATGAGTAGTGGTATCGCCACTATGAGTAAAGCATTAGTAATGGGTACTCTTAATGAGTACGATTGGTTCCAAGTAGGTGCAGCAATTAAACACCCAGATAAAGGTAAAGTTTTAGATTTATCTGTTGATATGCAGAAAAGAACTGGTGTAGAAGATGCATCGGTTAAAATCTTACCTTGGAATGGTTACGGAAACGCTGATTTGTTAAGACAAATTATGAATTCCGAAAAACCTGATGCTATCCTTCATTTTACTGACCCACGTTATTGGACTTGGTTATATGATATGGAACACGAAATCAGAGAAACCTGTCCAATTCTTTATTATACAATTTGGGATGATTTACCAGACCCATTATATAATAGAAATTATTACGAAAGTTGTGATTGGTTAGGTGCTATTTCAAGACAAACATATGGAATAGTAAGTAGGTTAACTTCTTTAACCGATAAACCAACATGGAAACCACATTCAGATTGGCAAGTTTCATATGTACCACATGGTATAAATGAAAACGAATATAAACCAACTGATGTACCTTCTGATTTTAGAAATAAAATATTAGCTGGTAAAGATTACGATTTTATATTCTTTTGGTCTAATAGAAATATTAGAAGAAAACAACCATCTGATGTTATTATGGCATTTAAGGAGTTTTGTGATAAAATTGGTAAAGATAAAGCATCTAAAGCTGTATTACTAATGCACACAACACCAAGAGATGATAATGGTACTGATTTACCAAAAGTTGCTGAAACTCTTGCACCTGATTGTAATGTAGTATTCTCAACTGCTAAATTATCAACTGACCAATTAAACCTTCTTTATAATATGGCTGATTGTACAGTAAATATTGCTGGTAATGAAGGATTTGGGTTAACAACTGCAGAATCGGTTATGGCTGGTACACCAATCATTGTAAATGTTACTGGTGGATTACAAGACCAATGTGGATTTAAAGTGGATGGTAAATATCTAACAGCTGATGATTACATTAAGATTGGTTCACTTCACAAATGGAGAGATTGGGAAGATAAAGTAACTTGGGGAGAATGGGCTACACCAATTTGGAGTAGAGCACAATCTCTGACAGGTTCAGTTCCAACTCCTTATATTTGGGATGATAAAATCGATGTAA